ACTCTGTCCATCCTAATTCATTTACTTTAATCTTCTGCAATCTAGAGATATAATCAATAGTATCACTTACTAATGTTATGTCAAATGACCATATACCACTTAATTGCTTACAGCTCATCAACTGAGCTACACCATTAAACTCAAGCAATCCATTCTGATAATACTGACATTCAGCCTTTATACTTGGATCAAAGTCTATTAGCTCAGGCTGATCATCAAAAATACTATCAATAGCTGAAAGTGTGAAAACACTAAGCATTAACTGTACATTGCCTCTTGTACCTGGTAGTGTTATAGTCTTTGACTTATTACCTTTCCTAGATGATAGATCCTTAATGTCACTTATACTAAATGTCAAAGGAAATGGAGCATCTTGGTCAATGTCTACTAATCTACCATTTATAAATAATTCTCCAGCCATTAGTTAAGTTGTGATCTGTAAGTATATGTTCTTTCTATTGTTACTTGTTCCTGTAGCAGTCCATCTCTTCTCCTAGTCTTTAATTGATATGTTGAATTATTGACTTTGACTGGCTCAAATTCTGTTCCATTGGTTTGCTCAAGATAGACTATAGGAGAGTCATACAAAGATTCTACTAACCAATTCTGAACATCCTCTGATATCCAATCTGAATTCAATACCAACTGCTTATCTTTAGTCTTTGCATAATTCACCTTTTGACCTGAGTATAGTGGATAAGTATAACTATTACCATCCCATACTCCTGGATCACGTTGATATGCAAATGATTCTACAGTTGCTGATTGTGTTGATACTAATCCAAATGTAAATGAATCCCAACATCCAAGCTTATTTAACCAATGTAATCTGTATGTCTGATATCTCTTACAGCCTAGGTCCATGTAGATTGTAAATGGTCCTACAAATGATACACTTTGTACAGATACAGATACTTCATATTTATAAGCATCATCAAAGTCACCTTGAGTTATACTAGAATTTGAAATAATAACTTGTGGACCAACATTTAAAATTTTAAAATCTGTTGAGGATATTGAAAAACTATCACTAGCTATCACATTACCTAATACATCAATCAAGCTAATGTTTAAATCACATAAAGCTATACCAGTCTGTTCAAAGTAACCTAAATAAAAATTCTCATCCATGCCACATAATGCTCTAGATGATAATGGAAAATATGTTAAGAATACTGCATCTTGAGTTTGATTAGGATCATAGATTGTATAATCCCAATTAATCCATTCAGGATATTCTAATGCTGCATTAAATGCCTTCAATGTACTACTTGTAGCACTAGCTTGTGTTATTGGTGGATCACCATACTTCTCATACACTATAATAGCATAAGTCACCATAGAATCTGTTGCATTTAATTCTAGATTAGTAGTAGGTACACTATTCCTAATGTAAGCTTCTACAGATTGTGATACATCTATCCTTGAGTATTCATTGAATTGTCTAAACACTTGCTGAGTCAACACTAAGGTAGAGTCTATGAATAACTCTACAATAAATGAAAAATTATCCTGTGCTGTCTGATCACTACCAAATGTAAATACCAATGGATTTCCAGCTGGCGCAATAGCTTGTGGTTGATCATATATTGTTACTGCCATTCTTTGTAAAATTTACTTCAAAAATTAAACCTGTTAACTCTGCTAAGTCATTAGATATTCTATCTAAAGTATCAGCAGTAATTACATTATCTGTTATTCTCTTTGGCTTCAATCCTCTCTGCTTGATGTTGTATGATACTGCATAAGCATGACTCATGTCTAATCCTTTCCATTGACTTATAGCTCTAGCCATATTGCTACTTACACCAGGATATCTAAATGAGAATCTACTACCATAATTATTACTACCTACTGAATTAACACCCTCATCAACAAATGGATAATAATCATCAGCTTCTAATCTAAATGACAATGTTCCTGTTGGTACAGGTATAATTGATGCTGCTAATCCTCCAGTATTATTAGCTACCTTCTTAGTATAATCTCTGAATTCAGCAGCTAACCTAGTAGATAGACCTGTAATAAATCTATCATAAGCAGTCTGTGGTTGCTCAGCCTCCTGAGTAGTTATACCAAAGTCCTCAAGAAAGTCAAAGTCTGCCATTACTTATTATGCGTTTATGTTCGTTCTCATCTTTTATCCTAAAGTAATTCATCCAGAATAATGATGTCACATAAGGCTGTTGTGTAATCTTTGCCACACTAACTCCCATTTCTTTGGATAATCTATGTATGATAGTGGTCCAAGTGTACCATTCTGAATCTTTAATTCCTGAATCATCTGACTCATCTCCATCTTCTGTCTCGCCATCTGTATCCCTAAGATAGCGTTCCTCTGCCTTTTTGAGTAGTGCAAAAAAAAACTAAAGAAGTTTAAAAATTCATCACCAGGGAAATACTCTTTGAATATATTATATCTCTTATCATTAGGATTCAAGACTCTACCTCTATCATCCTCTTGGCAATATTCCATGCCTTTCTCAAGGTACATGATTGCTATTGCTTGACATGGGTCTTGGCTTAGGTCTTCTATCAACTTTAAGTCAATGATCTGACCTGTGCTAACATGAGAGAAATTTTTCTCTAACCTATACTCTTGACCATTGATAGTTATAAATTCTTTTGGCTCAGTATATTGATAACTACCTAACATTTTTAATAAATGATTAGATGCCTCCTGTACACTACCTATGTCAGAATTCTTAATCTTGTTGATTGACTCTCCACTGAACAAGCTAAGTAACTGACATTGAAATATTAAGAATTGTGTGATATCTTCTTCTTTATGTTCCTTGATAGCATCAGCCATCATTAGCCATTTAGTCAATTGCTCTGGTGTGCAATCAGCTATAGTTGTTGGTAGTTTTAATTCTAAATTTGTCATACTCTTAATGCCATGTATCTGCCTCTGTTAGTAAATTCCTTTCTGCTATGCCATGCTAATGCTGTAGAGATAACTCCATCATCATGTAGACCAGATGGTGCAGAGTAAGTTACATTCCTTGTGTTTGGATTGTAAATATAAGAATAATTATCTAACTCATCTATTAACCACTGCTCATTGATTATTGAGATAGACTGTTGTTCAAATGCCACAGCCAAGTCCTCAATGATTATTGGCTTAGTCTTAGAGCTTGTGACAAATGGATGGATTAGATTCTTGCACCTAGTCTGTAGCATTTCATAGAATACATCACCTTGATTATTGACCTCAACTAGTGTAGTTGCATTGTACTCTTTAATGACAGTAGCTACCTTCTCAATAATCTTACTCCACTCATCATGCCTCCATCTGTGAGCAGCTACCATCTTACCATCTTGATTGATAATAGTCAGTACAGTGTAGTCATCTGCTCTACCAATATCTAATCCTCCATACATCTTAGCTGTCTTGGTACCTGTACTGATGCAGTTAGATACATTCTTAAATATACCACTTGCATTGTCTATGAATTCTGCCATGTACTCTTGTCTGAATACAAAGTCAGGTAGTGACCTCTTTCTCTCTTCTAATTCTCTAGGATCAATCATTGGATTGTCATAAGATGTGAAATGAAAGTATGCATAGCGATCATCATAATTAGGCTGCATACAGAGTCTATGAAAGTGATTCTTACCTTTAGGAGTAGAGATGAATATTATCTTCTTTCCTTTAACCAGGACAGTAGCACTAAGTACCTCATCCCACAGCTCAGGTCTAGTGAATGCCATCTCATCTACTACCATGTAGTCGAAGGTATTACCTCTGATATTATCTGGTCTTTCTCCACTAAAGAATTCTATTGTAGATCCAAATCCACTTATCATTAAATCTGACCTATTGAATGTAAATAGACCACTAGCAGATGTTGCTCTCTCCATTTCAGAGAATACTTTTTTACCTTGCTTGTATACTGGAGTTACCCAAGCTATCTTGCAGCCACGATCATTGATAGCCCACCAAAGTAATTGATTGATACCAAGCATTGTTTTACCAAACTGTCTACCAATATTGAGAGCATAGTATTTCTCATGCCCATGGTTAATGGCATCATGAATTGTTCTCTGATTATCATGTGGTTTATAACCTTTGACTGTACTCATTCAAAGTCAAACTTCTCTACTGTTTTAGTCTCAAGCTGTTGACGATCATGCATACCAAGGAAATTTTTACCATAGAATATACCTTTACCTTCATTAGCTACAATGGAAATAGCAAGAGCTTGAAAGTCCTCTATAATATTTTTTATTGTGTCCGATAATGGATGATTATCATCTTTTATTGCATTGTAGAATTGACTTTTTTGATAAAATTCAAAATCATTCCTTCTTAGCCAATGCTTAAGAAAGTATCTAACATCAGGGATTATTCTGTCTTTTACTTCATGAACTCCTGAATTAACTACTACTTGTTTTGTAGCAAATTCACATTCATCAATATATTTCCATGCTAAATCTCTGATCTTATCAATGTCTATATTTTTATATGTATTTGACATTTAGATATAATTATTCTCTTAATATATTATTTTGTTCGATTATTTACAATACTTAATATAGAATGTATAAGGTACTACTTTAAGCTTAGCAAGTATCCAAATAAGATGCTTATATTTTTTGAAGTTATACTTCTCAAAGTTATCTCTGCTACCCATTCTCATGTTTACAAGTCTAAGCATTCTTTCACCATTTGTACCTAGTTTAGTGAAGTCAAATTCTGACTTTATACTTAACTTCTCTTTTGCCTCTTCTTTTGTGATCTTACCACTTCTTACTTGTGCAGCTAGGTATACTATTCTTTTGTCTATGTTAAACTTCTCAGGTAGAAGGAATGATCCTACAAATTCAGTGTATACATTCTCGCAATGTTTACCTCCATAATCTTGCCAGTTGATTAGTCTCTTCATTTCAGCCTCCATTGTATCTCTATCAAATCCATAGTGAAATGGTCTTACTTGCTTGATACCAATTAGAGCATAGAATAATTGATCCTTAAAAGTGAACAATGGATAATTTTGTAGCTTAAGACCAGTGTACTTATTGTATACTGACTCAATGTACTTAGCATCCATGTAGGTCCATCCCTTTGGTGTTGATCCTTCTGTTCTGAAGTCATGACCATTAAGAATATA